AAAAAGAAAGTTCCATTCAATGAAGCCAACAAGGGGCCGACAACGATGATTGATACTTCTAACGACCCGAAGATTGGATAAAATATGTCATTCATCAGGGACATCGACCGTTGGCGTTGCGAATTAACGCTTGCCGAGGATTTTCGTAATAAAGAGTTCGGTGAATATACGGATAAAAAACGTATCAAAGCTGGTGAGAATATCGATTATTTCGAGAAAGGATTTTCTACCGGCATTTATTCCGCGAATGAATATAATACGACAACGATAAACTTTTTTCATATTATCGCTAAACTCATCGTTCCGTCGCTTTACTTTCAGAATCCACAGGTAATGACTAAACCTAAACGCAAGGGTGATGAAGATTCCGCGCCTTACGCTAAAGGGATAATGAATTATTTTTATAAAGAGATCGGTGTCGATGCCGAGAACGAAATGGCGGTATGGGACGCTTATGTGCTTAACCGTGGTATAGCAAAGGTCGGGTATGCCACAAAGTTCGGCATGGATATTGAGGATGAGGATAAAAAAGAAAAGAAGAATATCGTTGACCGGACGCTTGAAAAATTGGGGTTAAAGAAGGTGGAAGAAAAAGAGGTTGTTCGCCCGGAGATAAATCAGAAGATAATTGCCGAGTTTCCTTACGTCAAATGGGTTTCGCCTTTTAAATTCCTCATTGACCCCAGAGCGAGGAATATTGATGAAGCCATGTGGGTCGCCGAGGAGTTTGATAAGACAGTCGCGGAATTGAAGCGTAATAAATTTTATAAAAATACTTCTAANTTAAAAGGTACGCCGCCGGATTTTCCAACAGATATGGGATTAAATGTCCCACAAACGGAAATAGATGAATTCAATGTTCTNCGGGTCTATGAAATTCATTACCGTAATAACAGTAAAATGTACCGCCTTGTTATAGCAAAAGATGGTGAGTTATTTCGAGAATTGTACCATGAACAAAGCATTTATAAGATTGACGGTTTCCAATATGATATCATTGAATTCAATCGTCATGGGCATTTACAATTTAAGAGAAGCGATTTAACAAAAATCAAAAATCTTCAGGACAGGTTGACTTCTACTTTTGATATGATACTTGACCAGCTGGACAGGTTTATCCCTAAGGTGGCTTATGATTCTTCCGGAATTTCGGTAAATGGCGTCAAGGCGTTAAGAGATGGGGATATTGGTGCGTTGGTTGAATGTAACAAGAATCCCGCGGAAGTTATCAGGGAAATCAATTTTACTCAATTAAAAGCNGATTTGAAAGCGGTCATTGACCAAATGATTACTGTTATCACAATGATGACGGGTGTTACCCAGGCCAAGATTCTTGGTATGTCATCCGGTGAAACGGCGACAGGAGAATCTATCGCCCAGGGCGGGGAGAATATCAGATTGTCGGATATGAGCAAATCCGTTCAGGGATTTGTGAATCGTCAAGCGACAAAGTTATGGCAAATTATTACTCAATTTGTGGAGTTGGAAGAATTAGAAATTATCACAGGAGAGAGTGGTATCAATCCAAAGACAGGACAACCGACCTATACTTGGCTTGTTGACATAGATTCCGTGATGAGCGAGAAACTTATCGAAGGACAGTATAGTTTTGACATTGAAGTCGGTAGCACACAAAAGGTTGATAGTGCCTTGATAACAAAACGCATTGAGAATCTTATNAGTATTCTTGGCCGTACCGACGTTATCGCCCTTATGCAACAGCAAGGCAANAAAGTTGATTTGGCGGAAATTCTTCGACTTTGGTTACAGAATAACCCGGAAATNGTCCGGGATGTCAGCCGTATTATTCAAGATGTTGGGCCGAATACGCAGGGGCTTCTTCCGGCACAAGAGATTTTAATGGGCGGTGGACAAGGTGGGCCGACAGCCGGGAGTGCGACGAATGAAGTCAGGGCGTTAAGGGCGCAACCAGTTCCTTCTAATCCATCAATATATCGGGAGTCGGCGCAGTTATGACACTTATTCTCAAAGACACAAAATATCGTGATTCTAGAGGTGAATTGATTTGGTTCCCAAAGAATGAAAAACCATATTATGACCGCGCCTTGGCAAGGACGTTTTATAGCAAGAAAGAAAAATGTCAATATATGAAAGAAAAAGGTTTGGTCATGGACGGTTCATCGGATAAAAAAAACAGGAGTAGTATCCCGGAGGCCGGAGATACCAGAAATTTGAAAGTGAGGTAAAATATGCCGCTTAAGGCAGGAAGTAGCGCAAAAGTTATTGGGCAAAATATCCGTGAGATGATTCTTTCAGGTTATTCAAGAAAACAAGCACAAGCCGCTGCTTACAGAAAAGCAGGGAAAAGTAAACGTAAATAGGAGGAAATATGAGAACAAACATGGAACGCTCAACATTTAGCAACAAACCGAGAAACATGAGAATTTCTCCGGTGAGTTTAACGCCACGCAATCAACGGAATAATCTTGATGATGCAAGCGCGGCAAGACGTGGAGAACCGAGAAAAGAGAATCATTTTTCTTTCGGGAAAATTCCTAACAAAAAGGGATAAGAATGAAAATTAATATCCAGGTTGAGAATGACAATAAAGATATTGTCAATTCAATTTCATCTTCCTTAAAAGACCGGACTTCCATGCTTCGGGATTTTCTTGTTGAAATGCGGAAGACGCACTCAATGTCTATGGAAAAGCTCATGGGGATTATTAAAAAGTTTAATAAACCTCAAAACAATTCCATGATGTTGCAAGCCATGCGTGAGAATGGAAAAATAAACCAGTCTATGATGAGAACCATGAAATCAATGGCTGACAATAAAGAATCCGGGCATAAAGAAGATATGAAGTCAATGATGGAATATTCCAATTCTTTAATCAAAGCCATGAAAGATTCAATGGACAGAAAGATGGAAAGTAAGACAGTTATTGTTAAGACTGTCAACAACAACAAAAGTATTGAAAATTTAACTGAAGCAATAAGGAGCGGTTCTTTTAATAGAAGTCGTTGGATACCTTCGGCTTCATAAAAATCAGGGTGGTCAGCTCGCTACTTACCATCCGCCCAATACGCTAGCAAGCCTCGAAACTTGCAAAAAACCCGATACCTAATATTAGGGGGTATCGGGTTTTTTTATTGGGAAAATTTGGAAGGAAAGCACAATGCCCGATGAAATCCAGGATGTAAACGCGGAATCGTCCACCGCACCGGATGTAAACGCGGAATCGTCCACCGCCGCTCCCGTGGAGACAACCACGCCAAAAGTCGAGCAAGAGAAGGTAGTGCCCTATGACAGGTTCAAGGAAGTCGCTGATGAAAAAAACTATTGGCGTGAACAGGCGATAGCGGCAAATCAGCGCCAGCAACCTGCGCAACAAACGCAAGAGCCTTTAGACCCATACCTGGGAATGGATGCTCAAACAAAAGTTTTTTGGCAAGAGATAGACAGGCGCACGGAAATAAAGATTAAAGCGGCTAAAGAAGAAGCAAGGCGGGATTACCAATTAACCATTGACGCATTATCTTTACAAACAGCTAAAATTCAGGAAAAGTTGTTTCGTAATGATGCCAAAGATGTGGTTGCCGGTTCTCCCGAAGAAGTAGAAATCGCGAATCTTGTCCGTGCCGGTCTTGACCTTGAGCGTGCGACTTGGGCTGTCATGGGGCCAAAAAGGGAAGCCGCCGCAAAATCGGTGGCACAGGTCAAACAACAGGTTAAAACTCAACAAAAATCCCAGGCTAATCTTGAGAATGCTTCCATGCCAACGAATAATGGTATTCCTACAAAGGAACGCCTGTCTTTTCGTGAACAGCTCGCAAGCAAGATGCAACAATCCGGGATATAGGAGAAAAATAAATGGCTTCAGGTAATAGTAGCTTTAATACGTTAGTTACTACTACCCTGCAAGACCACGGGAAAGAGATATTTGACGCGGTTTCTACCAATAATCCATTGTACTGGATGTTGAAGAAATCGGGGAATATCAAAATCCGCAAAGGTGGTCGTACGTTCACTCACCCACTCATTTACGCAACGAACGCGTCATTCCAGATGTATGACAAGCTCGGAACGATTGATTTGCCCATTACGGACAATATCAGCCGTGCCGAATTCAACATCAAGGTTGCCGCCGGTTCAGTTGTGTTAAGTACCATTGATATGGCGATGAACGCAGGGGATAGAGAAAAGTTGTTGGATTACGCCGAGGAAAAGAAAATGGAAGCTGAAATTTCCATGTCCCAATTACTCGGCGCGCAGGTGTTTGAGGATGGTGCTACAACCACGGAATTCGGCGGATTGCAGTATCTTATCCATGAAACACCTTCTTCACAAACCGACGTTGGTGGGATTACGGCAAGTAGCGCGAGTGGAAATAGTTACTGGCGCAATTATGCCTACACCACAGCGGTTACGGCGTTTAACACATCACAAGCTGGGTTGATTGCTTTTAACACAGTTTTGAATAACACTGTTAAAGGTAATCAGGGGCCTCGTGCTATTTTCACGACCCCGGCTATCTACCAATTATACGAACTCGGGTTGACATCGAATATGCGATACGCGAGTAATGAACTGGGTGACGCCGGATTCCGGTCACTTCAGTATTCGACCTTGCCTGTCGTATTTGACGATAATTGTCCCGCAGGTAACGTATATTTTGTAGATACGAATAGTTTGTGGTTGCAGGTCTTGGCGCAAGCGAATATGGAAGTCACGCAGTTTGAACAACGTGATAACCAGTTGGCTACGTCAGCTTTGATGTACTTGGCTGGAAACCTGACGACAGGTTCCCGGAGAACTAACGGCGTTATAACATCGGTAACTGCATAAGGAGGATAAAATGAGAAAATTATTTTTAATTCTTGTTACCCTCCTGTTCGTTTCGGTGGGTAACGTTGATGCTTGGTTTGTCGCTAATCCTAGAGATACTGCTGGTGGGGCTAATGTCAGAATCCCCGTTTACAATAACTCTGGGGCAGACCTTGATGAAGGCGATGTTGTTGTTTGGGATATTGGGTCAGCAACAGATGATGATGACCTTTATATCACGACAACGACAACCGCTGACACAGGGTTAGTGGCTGGCGTTATTGCTTCTGCTTGTACGACTGGTTCGGATTGCTCCCTTATCGTTTACGGTTTGGCGCAATGCGATGTCGGTGCAGCAGGAATTGCCGCCGGTGGTTTGCTATGTTCTTCAGCAACAACTGGTGGTGGTGATGCGTGTGCCGGTATTGATGGTAGAGGTGCTTATGCCATTGCCGGTATTGCCGGTGTATCAGGCGATCAAATTGAGTGTATTCTGAAATAACTGAAAGGGAGGTGGGGTAAAACCCACCTCCCTATCTTTATGTTTTATATAATTTCATTCCTAATCATTGGTATAAGCTTATCTCCATTATTTCTCCAAAAGCCGGATATTTGGCATTGCCAGGGGATATTCGCGCAAACGGTCATAATGATGGCTTTCGCGTGGTCGTTCATTGAAAAATCAAAACAAAGATTGGTGAGTAACTGGCCTTTAGGATGTCTTATTCTTTGGGTCGGATTACAGACGGCTTATATTTGTTGGCAATCGCAGATTCAAGGACGATATGATGTAAAACATTTTTTCCCATATTTTAATTTTATTTGTCTTCTTTTTTTGTATCAGATGATTGTTCAATATTTGGATAAATCACATATCGAGAAAATATTGTCGATTATGAAATATGTTGTTATCGGGACTCTTTTTATGTGTGTTCTTCAAAAATTTGATTTATCACAGTTTTTTGAAATTTTAAAAGATAAATTAGAACCGGCGCTAAAATCTAAATCACATATGCTTAATAACCCTGTTTCAGGATTTTTAGGAAACGGAACTCATTTAAGCGGATTTTTAGGAAGTACAATTCCTTTATTCTTGTGGAAATCAAAAAGAGAAGATTGGCTTGCTTTGGGGTTGATGGCATTGGTTCTAATGAATTGTGGAACAACAATAGGTATGCCTTCAATCTCCGGAATATTAACGATTTTTTGTATCTTGGTGTATTGGTTTAGAAATAAATGGTTGACATTATTAGCGGTGATTGTTTTTATCGGAGCGGTTATAGGTTATTTTGCGGGTATCAAATTCTTTAGCGCAACTGGACGTATCGCGATATGGGAATATTATTGGGGAGTTTTTTCAAAAATGCCTATTACGGGTTTTGGTCTTGGGACTGTTAATATTCTATATCCGCATACGCCAATCCCTGATGCCCGCCATGTCCATCTTGAATATCTACAGTACGGAGTTGAGATAGGTATTATCGGATTGGTTTGTATTTTGGGAATGGTCAATAATTTCTTTCATATAGTTGCTCGTGATAAAACTGAATTATGCCTTAAAGCGTGTATATTGGGATTTCTGGTCACAGGTTTTTTAAACTATCCTTCAAAACTTTGGCTTGTTTCAGTGTGGGCAATGTTTTGGTATGCCGCCCTGTTTGCCATCAGGAACGAGGAGAAAATATATGGGATTGAGCCGCAGAGAGATAACTGATTCGGTATTAAATACCACACGACAGAACAGAACACAGATAGGCGATTTAGTCAATGAATTCGTTAATCTTTCTATAAACGAAATCAACGACCCGGGTTGGGCTATGTCAAAAGGAAGTTACTCCCATCTTTGGAGTTTTCTGCGGCGTAAAACAACATTCACCACAGCAAGCACTACGGAAGATTATGTCCTTCCAAGAGATTTGGACAAGGTATCAATCTTGCGTCAAACATCTTCACCTATAAAGCTTATACAAATTCCAGATGATAGGTTCTTTCAATTAGTCCCGAATCCTACGGCAACAGGGAATCCGCGGTATTACAGGTTATGGGAACAGGAAGGTGTATCTACACGACTTACGGTAGCGGATACGATTGATGTTCTTTCTAGTTCTGCCAGTGATGCGGGAGATACGACTTTGACTGTCAGTGTTTCTGGTTACGATTCAAATGGCATATGGAGAGTTGATACTTATGCCTTAAATGGCACGACCGCCGTGGCGGGAACAACGACTTTTGCGGCGAGAGAAATATATGTGTCAAAACAGAAAGATACAACGGGAAGCGTTACGGTAAGAGAAAATTCAGGGGCTACAACATTAGTTGTTCTTGGCCCACAAGAACGCGCGCCCAAATTCAAAGTCATTACTTTATATCCGGAACCAAGTTCAGCAATAACGATGTATCTTGAATATTTTACGAGGATTCCTATCCTTGATAAAGACAGTCAAGCACCGGCGTTTGATGAACGATGGCATTATGTTGTCCGATTAGGAGCTTTGGCTAAAGTGTTTCAATATCTTAAAGAAGAATCAAATTTCTTGTCCGCTCAAGGAATCTATTCTGCCGCAGTCCGTTCAATGGTCGAGGCGGATAGATATGAACCAGACCTTATTGAGCATATGAAGGCAAGGCCGAATCAGGAACCACAAATACACCTTAAAAGGTCGGAAGATGCGATTGCTTAGATTCTTAATTTTATCATTTCTTTTTTTCGTAAGTCCGGTTAACGCCGAGCTTATAAGCTATCCACCACAGAAATTGATGGGTTATCGTGGCCTGGATACCCATTCTTCCTCGCCCAATATAGTTGACAGCAGAGCAATCGACCTCAAAAATGTATCATTATCCGCTGCTTTAGATTTAAGAAAGAGATATGGATATAGTGTCATCAATGGCACCCTTGACCATGCGGATACAGCCAATGCCGCCGTAACAGGGATATTCGATTCCGAATTTTCAAATGGCAATAGCTGGACATTGGTTTTTGTCGGGCCGAGCATTTGGTACGACAATTCCGGGACATGGACAAGGTTTAGTCAGAATTCAACAACTTCAGGAGCGAATAACCAGTTTGAATGTGTGATGGCCTTGGATACGGCCATATGCACAAATGATGTTGATGAACCGCTCGAAGTCAGCAGTACACCAACCAAGACCGATTTATCTTTTACAGGACTAAGCAACGCCGTTACAAAAGCCCGGGCTGTTGTTTGGTACAGGAATTATCTTATATTAGCGAATACCTTTGAAAATTCGATTGATAGACCTACAAGATTTAGATGGTCTAATGTCGGGACAACAGAAACTTGGTCTGATGATGATTTTGTGGATATTGCGACTTTTGCCGGTGATGAAATTGTGGGATTCGCTGAACTTTATGGCGACCTTTATATATTCCTTACAAAATCCATATGGAAAGCGTCACTTGTCGGTGGCGATGATATTTTTGTATTCACAAAGATTCTTGATGGTGTCGGAGCCATTTCAACCCATTCAATAAAAACAGTCAATCTTTCAGACAACAGGAGTGCTGTTTTATTTGTGTCTGAATCCAAGAATGTTTATTTATTCAATGGGGTATCAGTATCTGATGTCGGATTTTTTATCCAGCCGACACTGGACAATCTTAATGAATCAAGGCTTCAATATTCGGTTGCAACGTTTGATGGGCATAATTATCTTTTATCCATTACCACAGGAGCCAACGCGGAGAATGACACGGTTTATGACCTTCAGACTGAAATCATGGAATGGACTCTTTATGATCAGATAGACGCAAATGCTTTTGCTCAAGTCAAAGAATCGACCAGTAACATAAAGACCTATTTCGGGAATTATGATGCTTTCGTTTATTGGCTTGATAATCCTGACCAGATGAATGATGTTGATGGCGCAACGGGGGTTATTGACAGCGTTGGGGTAGTCAATGTAACAACCGCAACAGGAGCGCAAGTCATTGTTGATACCACGATAGCGTCAGGGACGTATACGAGTGCGATTATCAGGATAACATCCGGTACGGCGGCAGGAAGCGAAACAGTCGTTTTAACAAACTTATCAGGAGATACAGGCATAGTCGTTACGACACCATTTGGAACAACGCCGGATTCGACCAGCGTTTATTCTATAGGGGATATTGACGCTTTTTATAAAACAAAATGGTATGAACTTGGCGATGCCGCAAGAGAAAAAGCGTTTCTTGGAATGTTGTTCTTTGGCGAAGAAGCGAGTAGCAATAAGGTAGATATTGATTATGCCATAGATTTTGGTTCTTCGTTGGACAGCAAAACTGTCAGTCTTTCCCCGGAAAGCTCATCTTTGTGGGATTCAGCTATTTGGGATGAATCGGTTTGGGGAACGACAGGGAACAAGATTTATACTTCAAAATTGACTGGTCTTGGAAATTTCATCCAGTTTAAATTTGGCAATGATTCGATAGATGAAACATTCCATTTATATGGATTCAATGTTTTGGCAACACAAGAGAAATTGAAACAATGAAAAAAATTGTCATAGCTTTGATTATTTTGAGCATAGCGACGATAGCAACGATTGGGTACGCGTTACGGGCTTCCCGCCCGCCGGTATTGACCATGCCTTTGACGCAAGACCAGTTGACGCAACTGAATGTTTATCTCAATGATTTGTGGTATATGCAGACAGGGCGGATTGAATTGGATGTGGTTACTTCAACAAAGTCAAACGCGAAGAATGGTGAGATTTGGATATTTAACGATTCTGGAACATATAAGCTTCAATTTAAAGCAGGGGGAAACGTGAGGACGATAACTCCATGAGAAAATTACTTATCATTCCATTTTTATTATTTACTTTATATGCCGAAGCCGTACCGCCAAGCAGAATAGCGACGTATGTCGGCGGGACAGAAATTCTTGTGGATGATGTGGGCGGAAATGAAGATTCGCTTTTCAATTATTTGCAGGCGGGTGTTGACACTTATGCCGACGAAACTATCGTCAACGCAGATATTCATCCTTCGGCGAATATCCAATCAGATAAATTGAATCTTACGGCCATTGCTCAATCGGTTGCCAATTCAGGTTCAACGACTCTCACTGGTAGTTTTGCGGCTGATGGAACAACGAATAGTATCGGTAATGGCGGGTCTGATACGCTTACTTTGAATGTCCCAGGAGGCATGACCTTATCCGCGGCAACGACATGGACACTTACAGGTGCATTGACTTTTTCGGGAACGATTGCGGATTTGGGGACGGTGACGACGGCAGACATAAACGGCGGAACAATGGATGGTGTTCAAATAGGCGATACGACAGCCACAGGCGAGTTGATAGTCAATGATGCTTCGGATGATGCTGATGGGTTGGGGTCACAGGGGACTTCTGGACAATATCTTCAATCTGCGGGTGCAGGAGCAAATCCAACATTTGTAACTCCACTTGGGGTACTGTTGTCAACAACGACATTTTCTGCGGCGGCATCGACTGGTGACATAAGCATAACGGCTGGAAAGCGATATTTTGGAGTTCTTCATCTTGATTCAGTTTCCGGCGCATTATCCATAACGCTACAGTTTGATGATGATTCAACGGCAACGGATTACGCCTGGTGGAATCAAACGGTAGATTTTGCGATTTCCCCAACAATTGCAAACACGGGAGATGATGCTGACACTGACATTAATATTTATACCACAGGAGCGAATGATGCCTGTTCTTGTTCATTCTGGGTTGATGCTGATGCCATTACCATAGACGCTTCTGAAACAACGATAACTATTCATGGAACTTGCATCGGATGGGATGGTAATTTTTCTTCCGAGTTCAGAGGAATTTATAAAGATGCTGGTACATTATCGACAATGGAATTTTATGCCAGTGCTAATGCTTTTACCGGAAATGTAAAACTTTACGAATTGAACTAATGTTATCTTATATTAAGAAT